TATTAGCCGACACACAATACCCGCAAAGGACTTTATCAGTAAAGGCGTAAATTCGGATGCGAATATGGCCAAGGTAGAGAAAATGCTAGAACGCTATTTAGATAAACGCCTTAAATCCTTGCTAGGGTGAACTACTTGCAATACGTATACGACGCGGTAAACTCTGCCACTACGGAAGACGTTTACGCTTTGGCAGCACCCCAGGGTACTACGGCCGACCATATAGTGGTATCTATTCAAGGCGTAGACATTACCGAAAACAAAGATTTACAAGCTAGCGAAACTATTAGCGCTACGCTTTTCTTCCATTACGCAGACGCAGACGCGGCCCAGGCCGAGTTAGCAGTTATACGGGATTACATTAAAACGGACATAGACTACATTACCGCCACTCTAGACGGTATACAGTTCTTCTACGACGACATTAACGAACGCGTATTACTCGCAGCAGATTTTTTATTTATCCTTAATACTTAATAGTATGGCATCAATTTCCGGCGGCGAAGTCCGCATTTTACTCTCCACCGACGGCGGTAGCACTTATAAGGGCTTTGCGCTGGAGTCGGACGCTAGTTTTGAAATGAACGCAGAAACGAGAGAAGTAACGTCGAAGGACGACGCAATTTTCCGTTCTTACGTTACCAGCGCCAAGAACTGGACTATCAGCGGCAGCGCTTTGTTCGGCGACGACGACGCTACCAACTGGAACCCCGACGACCTTTACGCCTCAATCGGTGCGGAGGTAGACCTTAAAATTACCCAATGCGCGGCCGGAACTACTACGCCCGCAACTGGTGAAACAAAGATTGAAGGAAGCGCAATCCTTACGCAGCTTTCTGCTTCATTCCCCGACAAAGACAACGGTAGCTATTCGTTCTCTTTGCAAGGTACGGGCGCCTGGACAATCGGAACTAACTAAAATAAATAACTGCCATGGGAAAATTTACGCTGGGGGCAGCGCTACTATTCGAGGACTTGACCGGTAAGAGTGTAACCGAAATGACCAGCCCCAAAATTGGGGATATGGTCGCTATGTTATACGCCCAAGAATACTGGGACAAAGACGACCGGCCAACGTTCGAGCAGTTTAAGAAAGACATTTCCGGGGAGGAATTGTCTAACCTTACCCAGCGGCTTAACGGCCCTTTTTCCCAGCCGGCAGCCTAGCGGACGCGCTAGGTTTGCTGGTGGGACGTCTAGGAGTATCTAGGCGGGACGCGTTAGCATTAAGTAAGGAAGAATACGAAGCCGTAATAAAACACGGCCTAGAGAAAGAGAAAGAAGACTGGAAGCGGGCTAGATGGCTCGCGGCCGTTTTGGTAAATGTAAGCGGGAAAACCGTTAAAAAGACCGTTAGCGAAACGGACTTATTAAGGTTCCCGGATGAACGAAAAGGTAACGGCTTTGCCGATTTTGTAAGAGCTGCACACAATGGCGAAAAACATTAACGTAAAATATATTCTAGGACTCGACGTTAACGAGTTCCGTACGGGTATGCAGCGCGTTAGCGGCACGCTCAACAATATGCAAAACCAGTTTAATAACCTGGGCCGCACTATTGGGGGAGTATTTGCCGGTTACCAAATAAAGCAGTTTACCCAGGAAGCTATTGAAATGGGCAGCGCCTTGCAAAAGGCTACCGCCGGTTTTGCACGCTTTGGGGATGAAGCCGACCTAGAAGCTTTACGTAAATCTACACGCGGTTTAGTTAGCGACCTAGAGTTAATGCAGAAGACCACAATGGCTGCAAACCTAGGTATTCCTATTCAGCAAATGGGCTTAATGCTGGAATTTGCCAAACGCCGTGCAGATGAAACCGGGGACAGTATAGACTATTTGGTAAATAGTATTGTTACTGGTATTGGCCGTAAGTCTTGGCAGAAGCTAGATAACCTTGGCGTAACTGCCGAGCGTCTTCGTGATGCTATGGGCGGCGTATCTATGGAAATGGCTAGCGTCCAAGACGTAGCCGACGCAATGGCCAAAATAGCGACTGAAGAGCTGGGTAAGATGGGTGAGCCTATCGAAACGGCGGCAGACGAAATGGCCCGCCTACGCGTAGAGTTCCAAAACTTTAAGGCAGAGGTAGGGGTAGGTATAGGCGACATCTTCGTAAAGAGCTGGAAGAATTATAGCAACTTATTTAAGATGCTTAACGCCTTTGCTAAAGGTGAATGGAAACAAGCCCTAGGCTTTGGCGCTATGTTAGTGCCTGGGCCAAAGGATAGCGAAGTGGATTTTGAGCCGGCGCAGCCGACTAAACCAAAGGGAAAGCCAGCGAAAACACCGGAAGAACTAAAGGCAGAGTACGTAGCGTTTAACGCCGAACTCATGCGCTTGATAAGTTTATACGAACAACAACAAGCCGGCGAAGCCCAACTATTTAAGCAAGAACTATTAGAAGGCTGGACGCCTTTGTTCTTGGAAAATATAGATATGTTAGAGGGTGAGTACATACCCTTGTTGGACGAAGTAGCCCAAAAGTTTGATAACATAGCTTTGGTAGCCCAACAGTTCGGCAATATGCTTACCGCATCTTTCCAGGCTGCGTTAGTGAGTGGTGAAGACTTCTTCGAAACTTTAGGCAACGCCCTAAAGGCATACCTTCAGCAACTTATAGCGACTGTGGCAGCTACCGCGGCATTAGCAGTAGTTTCTAGCGCCTTTGGCGGTGGTAGCTTCTTAACCGCATTCGGCAAGGTGGGGCAGAGTACTGGACTAGCTGGGTTCTTTGGAGGTAACGAAGAGTTCGTAGGCCGGGTAAAAGGCTTCGAATTATTGCTACAACAAAATAGAGCCAACCGCAATGCCTCACTTTTAACGGGAGGTAACTAATGGCAGTCCAGTTATTCGCATACGCAAAGAGTAAAGGGTACGACGTGAAGCTATACGCTGACACGACGCAAGTAAGTTACACCCCTTTCGAATTTACCGTAGCGGACTGGAAGGTAACATACGACACCCAAGACGCATACCAACCCGGTATAGTGGCTAGCCGTATGGAGTTAATAGCACCCATTACCCAGGGTTCTTTGACGCAGAACCTAGAAGCTATTTTGCAAGATGGGGACGGCACGTTCTACATGACGCTTTCCAAGAACCTAGGCGACATTTGGAAGGGTTACTGTACCCCAAGTGCGGGCAGCATAGACGTAATTAACGGGCAACGCTTTATAACGCTTATAGCAGCCGACGGCTTCCAGCTTTTGAACCTTGCGAGCGACGGCTATACCTTCAGCGGTACGAAAGCCTTTAGCACGCAGATAGCAGAAGTATTTTACCGCCTAGGCTTTTGGCAGTTATTTAATGGCTTCCTAGTTTCCAAAGACATTACTAGGGTATATAACTCTAGTGCGGATTACGATAGCCTTTACCTATGTGGCAGCGGCCATAATGGTGTATACAATACGGACACAACCTTCCACACGTTTAAAGACGTCATAGAGGGCATTTGCGTAGCGTTTGGGCTACGTATGTACCAAGATAAGGGCTATATAGTATTCCAAGATTTTACGCGTTTAGATAGCAGCTTTAACGTCTATACTCCGTCGGGTACATATCAAACGAATATAGACTACACGGGCAGCCAAACTATGCAAGTAATTAGCGGCGGTACTAAAATGTATTTACCACCCGTCCGCTTGACTGAAGTCCAGCATTTATACTTGAACCAACCGTACGAAAACGAAACCAATGTTTTACAGTACACCAGGCATAAGGTATGGACTACGCCTTTTGAGTTTGAAACGTACGACTGGGTAGACCTGGGTACGGTGTTTGCCGATGGCGTTACGCACTTGGACTACGACATTAGTTTAAGAGCAAACTATGTTATTCCAGCGTACTACCCTTCGCAGAGTGTAAGCTGGGACTTTCGAGTATACTTTTGGTTAGGTGAGTACAGTACCGACGGTACTACCTGGACAAAGACCGACCAGTATATACGCTACACGGTTAACCAAAATATAGCGGGGGACGACCCCGAACCGCAACTAGGTATAGTTACCGCAAGCGGCAACAATAACCACCTACCTACATTCCCTAACATAGGTGAAGTATCTTTAGGGCTAACGGTAGAGCTAGTGCAAGCTAGCGGGGACGAAATACCCGACCCGGACGACCCCCAGGCCGCCTGGAACATTTACCAGCACGGAGGGGCAGCGCCTTACCGTGGTTACCGTGCGGACAATAGCCGCCGTAAATTAGGTGAGGACGTAACCTTTACCACACGTGTAGGCGACCTTTCAAACTTTGCCGTAGGCGCAGAAGACCCGCAGCAAATAGTATACGTGGGGCCTAGCCAAACGGTTCAAACATGGCCGCAATACTGGCGCGAAACCTTACCGTCCGGCGACCCAAACTATAACCGTCTTTTGCAGATAACCGCCAATAGGATAGGCCAACGTCGTAGCATACCCCTGGAGTATTACGAATTAGACCTACACGAAACCAGCGCCGTAACCCATACGGCAAGCTGGGGAGGCGTGGACTATTTCCCGGTGAATATCGAATACAATTACGAAGGCAGCCGAGTAACGTACGCCAAGATAGTTAACCTTCCCGTTAATCCCGACCCCTTACGTTTTGACCCAGAACTATAATTTACCACCTAACCTAGCCTACTATGCCTACGTTATAGCTGACGGGGGTACGGTGGAGTTTAATACTTGTACCCTATGATTACTAC